AGATAATCACACGCATCTTTACAATCCTTGATATGTTTAACAACCTTGGCCTTAGAACCAAACAATTCAGCTACTTCCCCTGATGCTTTCTTTCCTGGCTCATCAGAGTCAAAGCAGATTACTACGTTCTCATAGGAATCTAACCATTCAAAGTTAGCCTTGCAGTCCTTCAAGGCACTCTGAGCACCGTTACGGATAGACACCACAGGCCACTTGCTACCGAGCATTTGAAAGGCCGCTAGTGCGTCTAATTCACCTTCGACAAGGGTAACGTACTTACCGCCTTTGGTGAACAGTCCTTGACCGAACAAGGTAGCCTTAGCCCACTGACCACTGACAGTGAAGTTCTTGTCCTTCACCTGTCGAACCTTAGCAGCTACGGTAAGCCCTGATTCGTCAGTGTACGGATAAAAATGCTTATCCTCAGTCTGCGTTACCTTGTAGTACTCGCAGGTGTCACGGGTGATTCCACGGTCAGGAATCGGTTTAACTTCGCCTTCGATCTTCATAAAATCCTTAATGTAAACTCTACCTACAGGTGCGATAGCTTCACGCAATACGCTACGTTCTTCATGATCCTCTTCTTGCTCAGTCTTGTTACAGGCAAAGCAGTGAGTGTGACCATCAGAAAAGAGAGCATTAGCGTCACTGCTACCGCAGTGTTCACAGGCTATGTGCTTCACAAACCGAGAGGCCAGCTTAACGCTCATTTGCATTTCTCCTTGCTCGTTCATTTTCAATCAGGGTCTGAGACATTTTCACCCATTGGCGGTTAGCACTGCTCATAGTTTCCTCCCTGACCTTCTCTGCTACCAACTGAGCAAATTCTTTCAGTTCATCAAAGGTGTGTGGATGCTTGATACCAGCCAGCTTGTTAGCTTCTGCCCATAATTCAATTACATCATCGTCTGAGATCATAGCAATGCCTCCTGTTTGTCCTCATGCTTCTTTTGACCCTCTAGAAGGGCTTTAATAAGCTCAGGAGACGCTCGTTTGAAAGGGTTGTGGGTCACCCATAGTCGCAGTGCTTCTTCGTAGCTCATGGTAGCATTTCCTCCAAGGCATCAATGATGAGTGCATCCTGATCTTCTTCGTAGAGATCACCAAAGCGAAGGAAGTGATTCTCACCACAGCAAGACCAACCATGCTCGGTGTTAAGACAATAACAGCAGTAGGTCTGTGAGCTACTCATAAGCTCTTGACGCATCTGCTCTTTAAGATCTTTGACTTTCATTTTAACGACACCTTGATAAGAGTTAAGACAAACACAATGATGGCTAAGGTCATTGTTGCTCCTGATTTTCACGTTCTAGCAACAGGTTGGCAACATCTCTTAAGACATTTTCCTTCCCGTGTTGCTTAAATAAGACAATCATGTCCTCAATGGTAGACCAATACCATGATTCCTCAAGCATTAGCGTGATTTCTTCGTCATCCATGATTCTCTCCTAAAGTTGGCACAGTTGTTGCTATACTATAGAGATATACTATTAAGTATAAAGACATAAAAGTATTAAAGACAATTAACATTAAAGTATATATAAACATTTAAGTATTAATTATCATTAAAGTCATTAACTATAAAGTCTTTAATGTCTTCATAGTCCTCATTCTGAGTGCTCAGATCATCAACATCATCTGATGTCATTAAATCCTTACGCTCAATAGCCGGTATAACGTGTTTTACTTCAGAATAACAAGGGTTGCAGAGATCGACAAATTGGAAGGTGTTAGCGTTCCTGCGAGTGGCCTCAAAGTCATTCAATAAAGTATTACAGGCTAAACAATGCATTTTAATTCTCCTTCTTCTTTAATGGATTCACTAACTCATAAAAGTCTAACTCAAACTCGTTACCATTTGAGTCTACTACGTCAAAAGTAAACCAGTTTGTCTTCTTTATACGACAGAATCGATTCTCATACACAAATTGTCCGTCATCCTGGACATTGTGCAATGGTTCGGCAGGACAGACTATCCAGTCCTGTAAGTCAATTTCTGAGATCATGGCTATCTACCCCTTAAGTTGTTAAAATAATCGCTCTAAAGCCCGTTTAAGGGCCTTCCTGAGCCTTCCTAGTCCTGAAGATCATAGTCTACTACATCATCCATCCAAGTTTCAAGGATGTAGCACTTACAAGCATGGTTGAACTCTTGTACTTTTGTAAGGCTAGGACTTTGTAAAACTATCTCTAATGCCTGCCTGACTGATTTCTCATACATAGAATCAGAAATAAATTCTGCCCACGTCATAGAATCAGGCCGGTCTGCACCGTGTCGCAAATATCGCAATCGACCATGTGAACCCCTAGAATTAAGAAAATCCGTAACATCGTCAACGTATTGCATAACTGTATTATAATGATTAGACATAATAAACCCCTTATTTAATAAGAACGTCAAAATATGCCAATAAACCCATTGTCAAGCATAGACCGATTAATACAGCAAAGACAATATCAATAATGTATTCGTGTTTCATTTTGCATCTTTCCAAAAGTTACCATAAATTTGAGCGATTCTTTTGACATTCTCAGTGGCGCGATAGCGTTTGCCACTTTTCAAGAAGTATTCCACATCTTTAAGCTTGCCCGATGCGTCAAACCATGCAGAAAGCTTACCATCCTCATTATAAGGCAAACGATGTAAGACAAAATCCCCGTTAGTGAATGTCTGCTTTTGTATCATGCTGCCACCTTCAAGCGGATAACTTTGGACATTTTCTTGCCGTGGGCAGGATAGGCGATAACTGCCACTGCCTTATCATAGCAAGCACGACAGCCAGAGCATTTCCCGCCATTGTCATAAGCTCTGCATAAGGTCATGCCTTCCTGTACATCATCAGGTGTGGGCACGATAACACTACCATGCGTGCCTTTAATGTATTCGCCCTGAACGCTATCAGAGGAAAATCTAACTGATACGTTAGGCAGTGCCTGCATTTCAGCCAATACACCCCGAAACTTTGGAAACTTATACATACGTGTGGGCAGCCAGTGCTTAACCCACGGTGTCCGCTTCATTACTTCGAGCATTTTCTCAGCCAAAGGCAGAGCATACATATCACCGGAATCGAACCATCGAAAATAGCTATCGGAATCCAGGTTTTTTACCATATCGTCAGCCCACTCTATGCGTTGCCAGTCAAGCTTATTCTCAGCCCTTGGGGCCTTGACGTTTGGATAGTTGTAGTTCCCTGTAGTGGCATAACAGCCAGCGCAGGCATCGACTAGGCTACCATCGGCATTCTTAGATGCTGGGCAGGTGTCCAGAGCTTGTAGCGACCATGAGCGGATGCCATCAAGCTTTGAAGTCACGGAGATGCGAATAGACATGGTAGTTGATCCTTAACCAGTAGCGGGTAAAATCACCCTCTAAGCCCCCATCAGAGGATTAGGGTCTGATTCTATCAGGATTTGACGCAAGCGGTGCAGTTGCAGGGAATCACGTCAGTTTTGACGGCTGCGCGTAGTTCTCGCATGGTGTCATAGCCTCGCACGTGAACGAGGTCATCATCAAACCTGAACCCATAAGGTAGGTTTAGAATGTATCCCACCTCATCACCATAGCCGTCGACATCGACATCACGAGACACGTTGAGTTTGTAGCGTTTGGCTTGCATGGTTTGGCCTCTCAGTGAATCCGCTCAACCCAAACATGGGTGTGATGGTCAAGTAAGTGAGTCGTCAGTTTAAATGCAACGGCTGATTTTTCACGGCGTGCAAACTTCACTCGCAGAGCGAGCCAGTCGGTTTGCTTCAGGATGTTAGCCACATCGTCGCAGATCAGAATCGCGTCAGTGTCGTTGGTGTCGATTGCGTGCTGCGTAGTGTAGCGCAGGCCATTGTCACGAATCGAGCGGATAACGCGCTGGTAGGTTTGGCGGTTCATAGTGTGTCCTTTACTAGGTCAATGATGGCCTGCGTTATTGCCTGCCATGTGTATATTCTAAAATCTAAACTGTTGTTTGGTTACCACAAACGTAAATTTATACAAAAACACTCACAATTGTATTAATCGATCCTGATTTTTGATAGGCTTTGACTAAACCCTCAGCAAGGCCATCAGAAGGGCTTTAGAGCCGTTTTCGTGCTTGCCTAGGTGTGAGTATCAAAAATAGTTATCCCGCCTGCGATCATAGTTGTCCACATTTTAGGTCTTATATAAGACTGACAACCTGTGTATAACTTCGTCTAAGTGTGCTTAATTGTGGATAACTTCTGGCATTGTGGATTAACTGTGGATAAGTTTGCATGAATTTTCAATGGGAATTGTTCTCATTTACTTGATAGGTTGGCTCTATAGGGTGCTTCACCGCCATCCTCTCACGCTATCTGTGGAGAACCCTCCGACCAGGTGTGGATAACTTTGTATGATTGTCAGACAATCCAGTGACTGTGGACAACCTGTGGATAACTTTAATGACTGCCTGGTCAGTAAGAAACTCATGAGTACACTGATGATTATGATTTATAACTATCAGTACACTGACGATCAGCATAGGGGGGGAGGGGTGTGCTCTGGAGTTTTACTTTTGCAGGAGGCTATCCCGTTCACAAAAAAGAAAATTAGAGTTTTAAGTCTAAAAAGTAACTAATTAATTGGGGACAGAACAAGTAGTTATAAAACATAACTAAGTTGTTGATCTGTAAGACAAAAAAGATAAAAGAAGTTAGACGAAGAAGACAGAAGTTAAAGAAAGATAAAAGGAGATAGACACAATAGACCATCCGTGCACCTGGAAGGGACTAAGATGTCCACCTTGAAGAGGGTCTTTAAAGTGAAGACTCAAACAAAGTTAAAGAAAAAGCTTGACAAGCTAAGACAAACATGATAGAGTTTACTATAATGTACTAAGAAGTTCTTAAAAGCTTTTACGTTAACTTAAATGTTAATACTACTTTATAAGTATAACAATTAAGTAGTATTTACTTAAATGTTAATATACTATTATAAGTAATATACATTTAAGTTAACATTAAAGTAATATAGGGCTCTTAAATTTTTCTGGTTTAACGTAAGTTAAACTTAGAATGAAAGATATTTTCATTCCGTGTCCCATAAGGATAAACACAATGATAGAAGTAAAAGATGATGTCGCCCCTCAAAGTGAGGGTAAGCGTAAAAGAGGAAGACCCAAGAAGGGTGAGATTGTCGCCTTAAAGAAAAAGAATACTGGTGTTATTGGTCGACCAAAGGGTGATACGGCTATCATCAACGAGTATAAGCTTCGTATGCTTAACTCCCCTAAGAGTGCCAAGGTGCTTGAAGCCATTTATGATGCTGCTTTAAATGATGAACATAAGAACCAAGCAGCAGCCTGGAAGTTGATTGTCGATCGTATTGTGCCCGTATCGGCCTTTGAAGCCACGAAACAGTCAGGTAGCACCCCTGCCATCAGTATTAACATTAGCGGGCTTGTAGGGGCTTCTAGCACCCTTCCTGAGCCTGTTACGTATGAGGATGATGTCGAGGATGTTGAGGTTAAGGAATAAACGTGGCTGAACTTAACTTCCAGTTGCTCAAGTGGCAACAACAAGTATTTGGATCAGATAAACGATTCAAGGTGGTTGCAGCAGGTCGCCGTTGTGGTAAGTCAAGACTATCGGCGGTGACTCTGCTCATTGAAGCTCTGAATTGTCCTGAAGGTTCAGCAGTGATGTATATCGCTCCTACGCTCGGACAAGCCAGATCAATTATCTGGGACTTACTGCATGACTTAGGTAGGCCAGTGATTAAGTCCAGTCACGTGAACAACCTTGAGATCACGCTTATCAATGGGCGTAAGATTCTGGTTCGAGGTGCTGATAATCCAGACTCCCTGCGGGGTATGTCGTTAACCTACGTGGTTCTTGACGAGTGTGCGTTCGTAAAGCAGGAAGTATGGGAGAAAATCATCCGAGCTTCTTTGTCTGACAAGAAGGGTAGAGCTTTGTTTATTTCTACTCCCTCTGGCAGGAACTGGTTTTATGACATCTTCAAGTATGGACAGGAAGATGATGACGAGTGGAAGAGTTGGCACTTTACCACCCAGGACAATGAGACAATTGACCCCAAGGAGATTGAGGCAGCCAAGAAGACCCTAAGTTCTTTTGCCTTCAAGCAGGAGTATTTAAGTAGCTTTTCCACCCAAGGTGCTGACATCTTCAAGGAAGAATGGATCAAGTACGGTGAGGAACCTAAGTGGGGTTCATGGTTTATTGCCATCGATTGTGCTGGCTTTGAGGAGGTGGCTAAGTCTGCCTCCAGCACCAAGAAACGATTAGACGAATCCGCTATTGCGGTGGTCAAGGTTACTGACGATGGTAAGTGGTTTGTGCAGGAGATCGAGCATGGACGCTGGGACATTCGAGAGACTGCGGTAAAGATCCTGATGAAGATCAGGGAATATAAACCAATGATGGTAGGTATTGAGCGAGGGATGGCTAAGAATGCTGTTATGCCTTACCTAACAGATTTAATGCGTAAGAATAATATCTATGCACATATTCAAACATTAACACACGGTAATAAAAAGAAGACAGATCGTGTTATTTGGTCTTTACAAGGACGGTTTGAACATGGTAGAATTATATTAAATTCTGACGAGAATTGGGACGAATTCATTGACCAACTACTGATGTTTCCAACAGTTGGTATCCATGATGACTTGCCCGATGCACTTTCTTATATCGACCAATTAGCCGTTACTTCCTACATGGACGAGGAAGAAGACGATGATTGGCAAGCAATTGACATTGTAGCGGGGTACTAATGGAAAACAATCAATTTGAAGAGCCAAGCGAATCAGACAAAGAACTGGTTGCTTTTGTGGTTGACCACTGTGAGCGGTGGCGCAACTATCGTGATACCAACTTCCTTGAGGGTTGGTTGGAATACGAGCGTATCTTCCGTGGTGAGTTTGCTGAGTCTGACCGCACCCGTGGCTCAGAGCGTAGCCAAGTCATCACCCCTGGCACACAGCAGGCCGTGGAGACTCGTCATGCTGAGATCATGGAAGCTATCTTTGGTCAAGGTGAATTCTTTGACATTGAGGATGACGTTCAGGACGTAGACGGTTCTCCTATCGATGTGATGAAGATCAAGGAGCAACTCTCTGAGGACTTCAAGAAGGACAAGATCCGTAAAGCCATCGACCAGATTGAACTCATGGCTGAGATCTACGGTACTGGTATCGGTGAGATCGTAGTGAAGGCAGAAAAAGAATATGTACCTTCCACACAACCGATCCCTGGCGTTGTAGGCCAAGCAGCTATCGGTGTGATGGAGAAAGACCGTATCGCTGTCAAGATCATGCCCGTGAACCCCAAGAACTTCTTGTTTGACCCTAACGGTACAAGCATTGAAGACTGTATGGGTGTCGCCATCGAGAAGTTTGTGTCTATCCACAAGGTTGTTGAAGGCATGGAGAAGGGTATCTATCGTAAGGTAGACATCAATATCGACCCTGATAATGAAGACCTTGATCCTACCCAAGAGATTACTCAGTTTAAGGACGAGAAGGTTCGTCTGTTGACCTATTATGGTCTGGTTCCCCGTGAGTATCTGGAACAGATTGAAGAAAAAGAAGGCGTAGTTGAGCTATTCCCTGAAGGTTCAGTGGCTGAAGACTATTCTGACCTCGTAGAAGCCATCGTTGTGATCGGTAACGAAGGTTTGTTGCTTAAAGCTGAAGCAAATCCTTACATGATGAAGGATCGTCCTGTTATTTCGTATCAGGATGACACTGTTCCTAACCGCTTGCTGGGTCGTGGCACGGTTGAAAAGGCTTACAATATGCAAAAGGCTGCTGACGCACAGATTCGCAGTCATTTGGACTCCTTGGCACTGACCACCTCGCCCATGATTGCTATGGATGCAACTCGTTTGCCCCGTGGCGCTAAGTTTGAGGTCAAACCAGGCAAGGCTTTGATGGTGAATGGCTCTCCTTCTGACATTCTGTATCCATTTAAGTTCGGTAACACCGATCCTGGCAACCTCCAGACCGCTCAAGTGTTCCAGCAACTGCTCTTGCAGGCCACTGGTACGCTGGACAGCAACGGTATGGTGTCTCAGGTGGCCCGTGATGCCTCTTCTGGCGGTATTTCGATGGCTGTGGCCTCGATTATCAAGAAATACAAGCGTACTTTGACCAACTTCCAAGAAGATTTCTTGGTTCCGTTCATCAAAAAAGCCGCATTCCGCTATATGCAGTTCGATCCTGAGCGTTATCCCTCGGTTGACTTGAACTTTATTCCAACTGCTACCCTTGGTATCATCGCTCGTGAGTACGAACAACAGCAGTTTATTGCTTTGTTGCAGACCCTTGGCCCAAATACACCTGTGTTGCCCATCATCATGAAGGGTATTGTGGCTAATAGTAGCTTGTCTAACCGTGCAGAACTGATTACAGCATTGGATCAGATGAGCCAACCTGACCCACAAGCGCAAGAAGCCCAGCAAATTCAGCAACAACTGGCTTTGCAGGCCGCACAAGCACAGATTGCGGTGCAGACCACTCAAGCAGAGCAGAATCGTGCTGAAGCCACCAAGACGATGCTAGAGGCTCAGATGATGCCTGAGCAGCTTAAGATTGAAATGATGACTGCTACGACTAAGAATCTGCCTAACAACGATCAATTAGCTTCACAAGAGTTTGATAAACGTGTTAAAATCGCTGAGTTAATGCTCAAAGAGAAGGATATTGAAAACAAACTTAAAGTAGTTGAGTTGCAAACCTCTAATAAACAAGAACAAAAACAAAAAGATAATGAGTTCTTGAAAAAAGTTATTGGTGAGTGATGAAACTTACTGAAGTTATTGTTTCCGATGTATCTACAGAAGCAAAGGTAGCCGCTATTGCGGTATTGCTCGACAAAGAGCTACCTAAGCTTGTAGAACAGGTAACTATCGTTCAGAAACTTGAAGGCCCTCAGGGGCCTCAAGGCGTTCAAGGTCCTCAAGGTGACAAGGGCGATCAGGGTGAGCGCGGAGAACAGGGACTTCCTGGACGGGACGGTAGTAACGGCATTGATGGCAGAGACGGTAAAGACGGTATCTCTGTTGTTGAAGCTAAGATTGACTTCGATGATTCCCTTGTATTTACTCTTTCTGATGGTTCTTTGATTAACGTAGGTGAAGTCAAAGGCGAGAAGGGTGATAAAGGTGAACAAGGCCCTCGTGGAGCCGCTGGTATGTCTGGTGTAGGCGGTGGCAATGGCGGCTTTTATAACATTGATGGTGGTTTATATAATTCAGTCTATGGTGGCACGACTGCTTTAGACGCTGGAGGCCCATAAATGGCAGTTCAAATACAAATGAGGCGTGGTACGGCTGCTCAGTGGTCAGCAGCTAATCCTACGCTTGCAGAAGGCGAGATCGGCCTTGAGTTAGATACCCAGAAGTTTAAGATGGGTACAGGCACTACTGCTTGGAACTCATTGGGTTATTATACCGCAGGTACTTCTTCAGTTTCTTCTGTAAACGGTCAGACAGGCATTGTTGTTCTCGGTACAGATAACGTAACTGAAGGTACTACAAATAAATATTACACTGATGCTCGTGCTCGTGCAGCCGTTAGTGCTACTGGTTCCCTTAGTTACAACAGCACCACAGGAGTATTCTCCTATACTCAGCCCACGAATGTATCTACATTTACTAATGACTCTGGTTATCTAACCTCTTCAGCCATTGGCACAACTGTTCAAGGTTACAATGCTAGTACAGTAGTAGATGCTAGTTATGTTCATACTGATAATAACTATACAACAACTGAAAAATCTAAACTTGCCGGTATTGCAGCAGGCGCTGAAGTTAATGTCAATGCTGACTGGAATGCTGTTTCTGGTGATGCTCAGATTTTAAACAAGCCTTCTTTAGCTACTGTTGCTACTTCAGGTTCTTATTCTGATCTTTCAGGCACTCCTTCAATTCCTTCTGCGATCACTATCAAAGATGAAGGAACTACGCTTACTTCTGCTCCTACAAGTATTGATTTTGTAGGCGCTAACGTAACTGCTACTAATGTGAGTGGCGCTGTCACGGTTACAATCTCTGGTGGCGGTGGTGGTTCCGGTACTGTTACATCAGTAGGAATGACTGTACCTACAGGTCTTACTGTTACTGGCTCACCTATTACAACAAGCGGAACTTTAGCTATTTCTTATGCAACTGGCTATAGCATTCCTACAAACACAAGTCAAACTAACTGGAACACTGCTTATGGATGGGGAAACCACGCTTCTGCTGGTTATGCTGTCGCTAGTAATAATCTTTCTGATTTAACCAACGCATCTACGGCTAGGACCAATCTTGGTTTAGGTACAATGGCTACTGCTAACACCAGTAGTTATACTGTTACAGGCTCTGATACTACATACGCCTATCGTGCTAACAACCTTTCAGACCTCGCCAGTGCTTCAACAGCACGTACTAACTTAGGTTTGGGCACAGCAGCTACAATGACTGGCCCCAGTGGTACGATTGTAGGTACAACAGATACTCAGACACTAAGCGGTAAAACACTTACAGGAACGAAAGAAACTGTATTTGCAATCACTGATGCTGCTGCTTTTGAGATTAATCCTGCTAACGGTGGTATTCAAACAATTACTTTGGGTGCAAATCGAACACCAAAAGGAACTAACTTTGTTGCTGGTCAATCAGTAACATTGATGATTACAGCAGGAGCTTTTAGTATTACATGGACTGATACAACTTTTGGAACTTCCGGTGTTAAATGGGTGGGCGCTTCTGCTCCAGGTTCAGCACCTACGCTTTCTTCTTCAGCAGTGTCTATTGTGGAATTGTGGGAAGTTGGTACACAAGTTTATGGTGCTTTTGTTGGGGTTGCGTAATGCTTAGTCATGCTTTAAAAGCAATTCAAAGAGCCGCAGGAACAATAACTGTTTCTTTTGTAGCCTCGGCTACTGGAGGTGCTTCAGCATCTAGGGCTACAACAACAAGTGTGACTATACCTGCAACAACTCAAACTAATGATATTATTTTCTTATTTGCAGAAATTGGTGATTCAGCAACAGCAACGGCTCCTACAATTACAACACCGACAGGATATACTCTAATTAATAGCGCAGCAGGAACTAATATTGCTGCGGCAGACTCAGATAGATCTTCTTTATTTTATAAAGTTGCTGTTTCTGGCGATGCAGGTTCTACTCTTACAGTAACACACGCTTCAGGTGATTATAGATCTTTAATTATAGCAGTATTTAGAACAACAAAAGGGTCTGCTCCAACTGTTACTAATTCAAGCATTAATTCATACGGTGTTGTTACTGCATCTGGAACTGCTGCTAATCCTTCTAATCAAACAGTAACATCAAGTTCTGGTGCAGTTCCTTTGATTGTTTTTGGAGCATACGTGAATACAGCTACAAGAACTTTTTCACCGACTCAAGATGCTGAATTAACAAATGCTTCTGTTTCTGGAAGGGTATTAAGATACAAAATATATAATGCTTCTCCAGCAAACGTAACTGTAGGAGCAACTACTACAAGTACAGCGGTAGTTTTACAATCTTTTTATATGGCTTTATCATGATTTATGCAATTATTAGTAATCAAAAAATTATAAAGTATCCTGTTATTCTTTCAGAAGAATTTCCTAATACTTCTTTTTCAGATGTTCCAAATAAAGAATCTTTAGTTGAATTTGGAATAATTATTGTTAAAGAAATGCCTACGCCTGATTTCAATGCGGAAACACATACTATTGAAGAAAGTGAACCTATTTTGATTGATGATGAATGGGTACAAAGTTGGAAAATAAATTCACTTGTTTAAGCATAAACTATTGACAAAATAGTATTTATTTGTTAAGCTTCTAGCTTATTAACTATAGGTTCTCCAAATGGACAAAGAACTACAGACATGGTATGAAAATCAATTTGACTTAATGTCTCGTCAGGGATGGTCAGATTTAATTGAGAAACTAACAGAAGTTAAGACCCACGCTAACGATCTGTCTACTGTTCCAAACGAACAACAATTGTATTATCGTCAAGGACAGTTAGAGATCATTAACTGGATTTTAAACTGGAAAAGTACGTGTGAGAAGGTTTACGAGGATATTCAGAATGGCTAAACGCTTTTATGATTTTCTTTGTAAGAATGACCACACAACTGAAGCTTTCGTAGACACTGAATGTAGAACAGTAAACTGTAAAGTCTGTTCTGAATCAGCAGAACGAATAATTTCAGGCACTGCAATTAACCTTGAAGGATGGTCAGGAAGTTTTCCTGGAGCTGCCAATAAATTTGACAGTCGACATCGTGAAAAGTTAAAAGCAGAGCAAAAGGCGAACTCATAAACACGAAAGGTGTCGGGTTCATTTGATTATCCTAAAACCCGTAGAGGGCAGGAAAAGGAAAGAAGTATGTTGATTGATGACGATAATGAGACTCTTAGTGAGTTTGACGCAGTAGAGCAGAAACAAGCTGAAGATACTACCGCAGTAGAGATTCCAGATAAATACCGGAACAAATCTCTAGATGATATTATCAAGATGCACCAAGAGGCTGAAAAGCTTATTGGCAGGCAGGCTCAAGAAGTAGGAGAGATCCGAAAACTGACTGATGAACTGATTAAGAACAACCTTAAATCCACACCTCAAGATACTCAAGTAGAACCGGAAGTTGATTTCTTTGAGAATCCTCAGAAGGCTATTCAAAAGACAGTTGAATCACATCCTGACGTTCTTGCTGCACGACAAGCTGCACAAGAGTTTAAGAAGATGCAGATTCAGCAAAAGCTGGCTCAATCACACCCAGACTTCTCTGAAGTTGTGCAAGATCCAGGATTTGCAGAATGGATTAAAGGTTCTAGTGTACGTATTGGTCTTTATACCAAAGCTGACACTGAATATGATTTTGATTCTGCTAATGAATTGCTTTCTACCTACAAACAACTCAAGGGCGTTAAGGCTAAACAGACGGAGGAAGCTGGCGAAGCTACCCGTAAACAGAACCTTAAAGCTGTGGCAGTTGATGCAGGCGGAACAGGGGAAGCATCTAAACGAGTCTACAGGCGTGCTGACCTTATTCGGCTCAAAATGACTGATCCTCAACGCTATGAAGCACTATCCGATGAGATTATGCAAGCATACGCTGAGAATCGTGTGAAATAATCTACAATTTTTGGAGTAATTAAATGGCTAATACAGCTTTCGCCCCTAATAACAATACAACCGTCTCTACTGCGGATAAATTCATCCCAGAGATTTGGTCTGATGAAATCATTGCTGCGTACAAGAAGAACTTGGTTCTGGCTAACGTGGTTAAGCGCATGAACTTTAAAGGTAAGAAGGGTGACGTTGTTCACATTCCTACCCCTGTTCGTGGTTCTGCTTCGCTCAAAGTGGCTACCGATGCAGTTAAACTGATCGTTAACACTGAAGGCGACACCTTGGTGAACATCAACAAGCACTATGAATATAGCCGCTTGATCGAGGACATCGTGCAAGTGCAAGCTCTGAACAGCCTGCGTGGTTTCTACACTGAAGACGCTGGCTACGCTCTGGCTCGTCAGGTGGACACCGATCTGGTTCGTTTGGGCCGTTCGTTCAATGGCGCTACTGTCGGTACTAACGACTACGCTACTTCTGCTGCTAGCACCAAAGCTTTTATCGGCTCTGACGGTACTACTGCTTATAACAGCACTAGCTCTAACGCTGCTGCTTTGACTGATGCTGCTATCCGCCGTACCATTCAGCGTCTGGACGACAACGATGTGCCTATGGACGGTCGTTTCTTCCTGATCCCTCCTTCAAGCCGTAACACCTTGATGGGTCTGGCTCGTTACACTGAGCAAGCCTTCGTTGGTGAAGCTGGTGGCAACAACACCATCCGTAACGGCGAGATCGGTAACCTGTACGGTATGCCCGTGTTCGTTAGCTCGAACGCTGACTTCGGTGCTGGTAACTCTGGCGCTGACCGTATCGCTCTGATGGGCCACAAGGACTCTATGGTTCTGGTGGAGCAACAAGGCGTTCGTGCCCAGACTCAGTACAAACAGGAATACCTGGGTACTTTGTTCACCTCGGACACCATCTACGGTGTGCAAGCTCTGCGTACATCGGCTACCGCTGGTGCTGCTAACGCTTCCGCAGCGTTTGCTCTGGCTGTTCCAGCCTAATTGAAGTTACTCCCCTGCTCACAAGGCGGGGGAGTCTTCTTTGGAGACTATTATGGCAGTATATCGTTGTTTGCAAAGTGGTAACACTGTTGAATTCATGCTTCCTCACGACATTGAATCAATGAAGGGACACACTGGTTATGTCCGTATTGATGTAGAAGAGGTTGTAAACGAAGATATAACTAATTCAATTCGTTTTAATCCTGTGGTTAACACACCTAAGCAGGGCCGTCCAAGGAAATCTGCAAATGTCTGAGATTGACCCCCGAGAGTTTGGTAAGCTAGAGGCACAAGTTGAAGCACTTCAGAACGATGTTCAATGCCTTAGCAAAGACGTTAAATGCCTGCTAGAACTTGCTAATCGATCTAAGGGTGGGTTCTGGATGGGTATGACCATTGCCTCCGCTGTAGGGGGCTTTGCCACATTTATTCTTGATAAGGTACTGATGCGATGAATGAAGGGCTTCTCTCCGGTAAGGTGTGTCCTGTAGCTACGCAAGACATTCAGGTTAACCTTAAGAACCGTAACAATGCTTTTAAAGAGTTTGGTTATGGTCCTCCTGATCCTTCGTTACCTAACGATGTGTTCTGGATTAAGAAAGCAAAGATGTATAACGCACCCACAGATGCAGTCAAAGAGATGCGCTGTGGTAACTGTGCTGCATTTATTCAAACCCCCTCCATGCTTGAGTGCATCAAGACTGGCATTGAAGGCGGTGATGAAGTAAAGAATCAATTGGCTTATGAGGATCAATTCATGGAAGCTGCTAATCTTGGCTTCTGTGAACTCTTTCATTTTGTTTGTGCTGGTTCCCGCACCTGCGATGCGTGGAAGTCCGGTGGTCCTATTACTGAGGAATAATCATGGCTGTTAATGCTGCTGGTGAACTGGTTGGAATGTTGTTTGGTGCTCGTAACATTGCACACACTATCCACCTCAAGACTACCTCTTTTGCAGAGCATAAAACTCTGGAAGAGTTCTATTCTAATATTATTCCCTTGGCTGATAACTTTGCACAGCAGTACCAGGGTCGTTATAACATTCGTTTAGAGATCCCTGTTGTACCTAACAAATACAAAGGTACTATCTCTGAGGTTCTCCGTGCTCAGATGGAGTGGATTGAGGGTAATCGACAAACCATTGCTCCACGTACTGAGACTTCTTTGCACAATGTTATTGATGAGATCGTTGGTCTGTATCAGAACATTCTGTATCAACTCACACTTAAGTAAGGATTTACCATGAAGAAACCTACAATGGCTGACAAGAAGATGAGCAAAGTTATGACTGAGTACAAAGAAGGTAAACTGCACTCAGGTAGCAAGAAAGGTCCAATGGTGACCTCACGTAAGCAAGCCGTAGCAATTGCTCTTAGCGAAGCTGGTAAAGCAAAGAAACGTAAATAATCATGGCTCTCTCAACCTATCTTTCGATAGTGAACGATGTTCTGGTTCGCCTTCGTGAGCCAGCGGTCACCTCTGTCAGTGACAATTCCCTGTCTTCATTGATAGGTAGATTTGTCAATGATGCTAAACGCCAGATTGCTGATGCGTATGATTGGGATGCGTTTAATAGCGCAGTAACAGTCGCTACTGTAGCTAATCAGGTTGGTGGATATAGTCTTACTGGTGCTGGTCGCCGCTTTAAGATTATGGATGTTATCAATACAACAAACTATTATCAGTTAACACCATTATCACACGCAGATCATGACAGCTTCTACTATACAACTTCCTCGCCTGTCAAGACACAACCTACATATTTTACCATGCAGGGTGTTGATAGCAACGGAGATACTCAGATTAAGTTCTGGCCTGTTCCTGATGCTGCGTACAACATTCGGTTCAGTCTGATTGTTCCAGAAGAAGACTTCTCTGCTGATACAGACACAACTAAATTGGCTAAAGAACCTATCGTATTGAATGCCTATGCTCGTGCCTTGGTGGAGCGTGGTGAAGACGGTGGTTTGTCTAGTTCAGAGGCTTATGCGTTGGCTAGGTCTGCTATGTCTGACCTGATTGCTTTGGAGTTGGCCCGTTCACCTGAAAACGATTCTTTCCAGGCAGTGTAATGGCACAGGTACTTTCTTGTTCCAACTGTAAAGAAGAAAAGGATGAAAGTCTTTTTCCTAAAGCAACAGGAAAATCTAGAGGATATGCGTGGGTCTGTAAATCTTGTAAAAAGACTAAAAGAGAAGAAAAACGATCACAAATGCCTCATGAAGATTGGCTATTACAAAATAGAAAATATTGGCTAAAAACAAAATATAATTTGACTTTAGAAGAATATAACGATAAACTTTTAGAACAAAAGCATCAATGCGCTATTTGTTTTGCAGATGAAATAAATGTTTTTAAAGGTTTATTATTTGTTGACCATTGCCATACTACAGGTAAAGTAAGAGGACTTCTTTGCCACCATTGTAACACAGCTTTAGGTAAGTTTAAAGACTCTGAACAAATCCTAAATAATGCTATAAACTATCTGGAGCAACACAAATGAGTCAACAGCTTCAGGCGTTTTCTATAACTGCGCCAGGATTTTTCGGATTGAATACTCAGGACTCGTCCCTTGACTTGGCCTCTGGCTTTGCTTTAGTTGCTAACAACTGTGTGATTGACCAATATGGTCGTGTAGGTGCTCGTAAAGGCTGGACTCCTGCTCACTCCACTCTGGGTGCTTTAGGCACTGCCGATGTTAAAACCATTGCTGAGTTGATTGACAGAGATGGTACTTCCTATACTTTGTGTGCAGGTAATAATAAAATCTTTAAACTTGCTAGCGGTGTTCTTTCAGAAGTTACTTTCAATGGCGTAGGTACTGCTCCTACAATTACTGCTGATAACTGGTCTACTGCTTATCTGGACGGTGACTTATACTTCTATCAGCGTGGTCATGTGCCTATCGGATTTGATCCTGCTACTTCTACGACTACTTATTATCGAGTAGACCAAGAAGCAGGATATAACGGTACTGTCCAACAGGCTAATATTGTTATTACCGCTTATGGTCGTATCTGGAATGCTGACACTACGACAGATAAAGTAACTGTTCAATGGTCTGACCTTAAGAATCCTCATAAGTTTGGTTCAGGTACTTCAGGTACATTAGATACAACAACAGTATGGCCTAAAGGTGGCGATACTATTACAGCTTTGGCTTCTCATAACGGTTTCTTGTTTATCTTTGGTACTCGTAATATTTTGATTTATCAAGGTGCTACGTCTCCTGCCACAATGACTTTGTACGATACTATTGCCGGTATTGGTTGCATTGCTCGTGACTCAGTGGTTGAAACAGGTACAGATGTTATCTTCTTGTCGGATACAGGTGTTCGTAGCATCTTGCGTACAATTCAAGAGAAATCTGCTCCTTTGCGTGATTTGTCTAAGAATGTCCGTAATGACTTGATGAGTGCCGTTAACGGTGAAGACAAAGCAACAATCAAAGCTGTTTACAACCCGATTGAAGGCTTCTATCTTCTGACTTTGCCTATCCTTAAGACAGTCTACTGCTTTGACATGAAGGCTGCTCTACAAGATGGTTCTGCTAGGGTAACCGCTTGGGATTCTATTGAGCCTAAGTCTTTCTTGCAAAAAGCAGACGGAACCATGTTGATTGGTAAAGCAGGATACATTGGTACTTATGGCGGCTATCAAGATAATGGATCTGCATATCGTTTTCAATACTTTACTAATCATACTGATCTTGGTACACCTTCTGTAACTTCTATCCTTAAACGTCTCTCAGTTGTGGTTATTGGTGGTAGTAACCAATACGTGACTATTAAATGGGGATATGACTTTACTAATGACTATTCTGCTTATAATGCTTTGATTCCTTCTCAAGGTGTTTCTTATTATGGAGTAGCAGAGTATAGTACAAGTACAGCTATCTATTCTGGCGGTACTTCATTGCAGACACTTAAGGCTTATCCTGACGGTTCAGGTAAAGTTATTCAAACTGGTTATGAATCAGATATTAATGGTACTTCATTAAGTATTCAAAAGATTGAAATTCAAGCCAAGAACGGTAAGATTGTTTAAGGACTAATTATGTCAAACTATGTAAAAAGTACTAACTTTACCAGTAAGGATAGTCTTGCTGTAGGTAATCCACTAAAGATTGTTAAGGGTTCTGAGATTGATACAGAATTCAATAACATTGCTACGGCTGTAGCTACTAAAGCTGACACCGTTGGTGCTACGTTGACTAACGTAACTCTCACAGGAACTACGGCTGCTCCTACAGCTTCTTATGGTAATAGTAGTACAACCCTAGCTACTACAGCTTTTGTGCAGGCTGCTTTGCAAGCTTTGTATCCTGTAGGTTCTATTTATTCTAGTACTGTAAGCACTAATCCTAACACTTTGTTTGGTTTTGGTACTTGGGTAGCTTATGCTGCTGGTCGTGTCTTGGTTGGTCAGAACGGAACTACTTTTACAGCAGGCGCTACTGGCGGTTCTGCTGATGCTACTTTAGTTGGTCACGCCCATTCAGTCACAGGTACTACCAACGTGGCTGGTAATCACAATCACAGCACTCAGTGGGTAAACTACTCAGGCGGTGGTGGTTCTGGCTTGACTGACCCTGTTAACCCTAACACAGGTGATTATTATATCCCTACCACCTATGCAGGTGACCACAGCCACACAGTTACTGGTACTACTGATACTCAAGGTAATAGCGCCACTAATGCCAACTTGCAGCCGTATGTGGTTGTCTATATGTGGACTCGTACAGCTTAATGACAATTTCCAATACTAAAGGAATTAAATATGTTTGGACTTGATGACATGGTAGCAGGTGCTTTGATTGGAGGTGGTTTAAATCTCCTTGGTGGCATCATGGGTGGCAATTCTGCTCAGTCGGCAGCAAACACTTCAGCGCAAGCTCAGAGGGATGCTGCTGCACAGGCTGCTGAGGCTGCTAAGTTCCGACCAGTGGGTGTTACCACTCGCTTCGGTTCTAGTAACTTCCAGATGAATCCTCAAGGTTATCTTGAAAGCGCAGGCTACACTGTATCCCCTGAGCTACAAGCGTACCAGAATCGGTTGATGGGCTTGGCTAGTGGTGGCCTTACTCAAGCTGAACAGGCTCAGGGACAGTTTGCTCCTCTCACGGGCGCTGCTCAAGGCTTGTTTAATCTTGGTCAACAGTATATCGCTCAGTCTCCTGAGCAAGTGGCTCAAGACTATATGTCTAAGCAACAGGCATTGTTGGCCCCTGGTCGAGAGCAACAAAGTGCTCAATTGTTGAACCAATTGTCTAACACTGGTCGTACTGGTCTGTCTATCGCTCAAGGAGGTGCTCTGGGTGCTTCTAACCCTGAAATGCAGGCTCTGGCTAACGCTCGTGCTATGCAAGACCTTCAGTTGGCTGCACAGGCTCAACAAGCTGGTCAACAACAGACTGCCTTTGGTGCTGGCTTGTTCGGCACTGGCGCTGGTTTGCTGGGTAACTACTACAGTGGTCAAGTGGGTGCGTTGTCGCCGTTCCAGACTAACATCGGCTTGACAAGTACTCTTGAACAGCTTGGTCAGTCTCCGCTGGACAGCGGTGCTCAGTTGGGTGGTCGTAGTGCTACAGCAGGCGCTAACGTGGGTCAGAGCCTCTTGGCAGGCGGTGCTGCTGCTGCTCGTACTGCTCAGGCAGCGGGCAACTATAACCCCTGGTCTACTCTGTTTACTTCTGCTGCAAGTAACCCACAGTTGACAAAAGGACTTGCTAACTGGATGAATCCTTATGGTGGCACGGCTCAAGGCGCTTATGGTCAGCAAGACCAATACTTGTCGGGAGCCTATGCAAATCCTCAGACACAGCAGGCTCAGATGCTTGCAGACCAGAACTCTTGGTTTCAGTAAGGAATAATTATGGCTACAGATATTGCAGGACTCTTTGGTTTAACCCCTGAGAGCTATCAAATGGCTCAGGATCAGGCTGCTCAGGCGCAAGCCATGAAGTATGCTGAAATGGATCCCTTTCAACGTGCCAACTATGGTATGTTTCTTGGTGGCAAACAGCTAGGCGGAGCTATCGGCAGTGCCTTGGGTGCTCAAGACCCTATGCTTCAGCAGATCAGTCAACAGCAGTCTCTTCTTAAGTCTATTGACTTCAGTAATCTTGATTCGATTAAACAGGCAATTCCACAAGCTTCAGCTATTAATCCACAGTTAGCGGCAGCTTTGTTGGCTAAATATCAAGAAGGACAAAAGAGTCAAGCAGAAGTTTTCAAAGCTACTCGTGAAGCTCAGACACCTGAGCAACGTAATGCGGCTACTTTGGCAGCTATGGAAGCTGCTCCTGGAACTCCTGAATATGCTGCCGCTCTTAAAAAGAACATGGAACGCTTAACAAACAAGACTCCTACTTCTTTGTTAGAAGCGCAAGCAGTTGCGGATGCTGAAGATGCAGTCAGACAAACTACCCCTGGTTCTCCTGAACATACACGTGCAACGGCTACTTTACGAGCTTTAAAAATCGGTAAACTGCAAACAATTGAAATCGGTCTTCCTAACAATCCTGAAATGGTTCAGAAAGTAATGGTTGATCCTTTTGATCCACAAGCAAAGCCCATGCCTATCGGTGCTCCTTATAGTCGTTTTACTTCTAAAGTTTCTGCTACTGCTACTACTGGAGAAAATCAATACGGCTCTACATTTGGTGGCGGTGTTGCAAAAGACGATTTGGCTTTACGTGCTTCTGCTCAAAAAGCCCCTGAAATGCTTGCAGCCGCAGATGCAACTGAAAAACTTTTACAAAGTAATAATGTTATTACAGGTGCTGGCGCTAATGCTAAACTTAATGTTCTTGCTTTTGGTCAAGCACTGGGAGCCACTGGTAGAACTACAGATGAACTGATTGCTAATACACAGCAGTTGCAACAACAACGAAGCACTGCTGTTTTGAGTCAGGTTAAATCAAGTGGTTTGGGCACGGGTCAAGGATTCACGGATAAAGACTTGAAATTCTTACAGGATTCTGCTGCGGGTAACATCAATCTTTCTAAAGAAACTATTCAACGTCAAGTAGAGGTAGAAAGAAAAGTAGCACGAGCACTTACCGCTCAGTGGAATAAACGATTAGGTGAAATGCCCCAGCAAGTTGTAAAACCTATGGGTTTATCACCGGTGGATCTTCCTGCTAGTACTTCTTTTTCAAGCGTAGAAGAAGCCTTAGCTGCAAAACTTCCAAAAGGAACACAGATTACAGTCAATGGTCGTAAAGCTATTGTGGAGTAAATAAATGGGAATTAAATTTTTAGATACTCAAGAAACTCCACCAGTTTCTGCAGGAAACATTCGTTTTATAGAGGAAGCACCTCCGGCTACAACACCTACAGAATCTCCTTCTGCTTTAGATAGTTTTGGTCGAAGAGTGGCCTCGTTGGCTGACGTTACGGTTGGTGGCGTTCTTCCCGCTGTAGCTGGACTTGTTTCTTACCCTTTTGCACGTATTGGTCGTACACCAGAGCAAGCACAAGAACTTTCACAGCAGGTCGTATCAGCGGTTGATAAGCCTTTTGGTAAAGCCTTTGGTGTGTCTAATACACCTGAATATCAAGCTGAGGCAGGTCGACAGATTGTGGACTTTATTGGTTCCAACTTTCAAAAAGGAGCTAAGTGGATTTCTGAAAAAACAGGAATGCCTCAAGCAGACGTTGAGAGTTACATGGCTTCTTTGTCTTTAGCTGTTCCTGCTGTAGCTAAACCAGCCATTAACGCTGCTGCTCCTGTAGTTAAAGGTGCAGTAGAAAAAGCCAAGATCGCTGCTCAAATGCCTTTTGAAGAGCAGATTAAAGCTCGTCAACAACGCCTGTCTTCAGAAGACTATTCCCGTGGCCCTCAAATTGACGCAGCCGCAGAAGCTCAGCGGTTAGGTATTGCTCTTTCCCCTGCCGATATTCAACCAACAGCCGGTAAAAAGATTATAACTGCTGTGGCTGGTACTGAAGGTGTTAAAACTCTTCAACAAGCAAACGTAAATAACATTCGTAAAATTGCTTTGAATGAGATGGATCTTCCTCCAGACACACAGCTTGATAGTCTGACTTCTTTTAATGCAGCACGTATGAAGGTTGCAAAACCTTATAATGATATTCAGAAGCTACCTACTATGGTAGGTGATGAAAAGATTGTTGCAGCTTTGGATAACTTACGAGCAGACGAAGCTATTATTGGTTCTAAATCTAAAGCAAATGCTATCAATGCGATTATTGATGATGCTGTATCTAAGGTTAACACAGGTATGGATGGTCAACAAGTGTTGCGAAATATTAAAGCACTGAGACAACGTGCTCAAAAGACATACAATAATAAGAGTGCAGATCTTCCTGCTTTAGATGCTGCTGATACTAACTTAGCTATTGCCAGTGTTCTTGAAGATCTAGTGGAATCAAATGTCCGTGATCCTAAACTTTTAGATAATTTTAGGGAAGCTCGTAGGAAGATGGCTCGGACTTATGCTTACGAAGGAGCTACTGACCTTAACACAGGCATGATTGATGTCAACCGACTGGCTCAAATCACATCTAAAGATAATGCCATGACTGGTGATATTGCTGCTTTGGGCAAGATTGCAGGTAACTTCCCTGATGTCTTTACATCTAAAGTTCAGCCAGCCGCGACTAAGGTTGAAAAGATCGGACGTACCGGAGTTGCTGGTTCTCTCGGGGGTTTGACTGGTTATGCTTTAGGCGGTGATTATGCAAGTGGTGTTATTGGTAGCCTGTTAGGCGCTGGAGTAGGTGAGGTTGCTAATACTCTAGCTGCTCGAAGGATTGCCTCGCCTGAGTATCAAGCAGGGTTGTCGTTGCGGGATATGCGTATTCCTGTATCGCCAGCAGCTTCCACCATGACTGCACCTCTTCCACAAGGACAGGCTATTGTACCTTATCAAGCCCCTGTAGAGGTTCTAGGTAAGGGCGAAGGCCCATATCAGCCTAACTTTGTGATGCAGCCAGGACAGTATGGCCCTCGTGTCTCAGTGAACCCAATGGAAATGAAGAACGCTCTTCCTGCTCCTAGTGCTGAAGGTACATTGTCTTCTTTACGTGCTGAAGACCTCCGTAGGGCGCAGGTATCGCGACAGGTGGGACAACAAACTGAGGCTCAGCAAGCAGCCGCTGAAGCAGGCGCACGTAAGCCCACAAGTGGTGGTGTTGTTCTTGAGTTTGATCCTATTACTGGTCGGTTTAAAGAGGCGAGCCAGGGCGTGAAAGGCGCAACTCCTGAAACATTTAGTAACTTCGGTAAGTCTCTCCAATCCGCTGCTAATAAAGTTACAGAAGGAAAGTTGTTTGATCTTACCGCAGCAGAGAAGGTTGCATGGGATAAGACTAAAGTAGATATTTCTGAGTTGTCTCCAGGATTCAGGGTTCTTTCTGATAAAGCCTTAGCAGAAAAGATGATGGATCGTCAGTGGGTTGCTGAAACAGCAGCCAAAGCACGTGAAAAAGCAGTAATGTTTGAGCAAAGTGCTTTTAGAGCTAAGACAATGCGAGATATTGAGGCAGCTAAGATTAATCGTGAGCGTATGCTCGATCTGGCTGACGAACTTGAAAAGTCTTTGAGTAAACCCCGTCCTGATAATTCTAAAAAGATTCAAGGTACTAAGACTAGAACGGCTTTCCGTGAAGGTCTTTTCTCTTCTAAACAATAATAATGAACTTCAAAGAAGCTTTTGTTAAACTGCTAGGGCATGAGGGAGGATATGTCAATAATCCCAAAGACCCTGGCGGTGAGACTAATTGGGGCGTAACCAAACGAGTGGCTGAAGCTAACGGGTATAGAGGTTCCATGAAGGACTTTACCCAAGACGATGCCCAGAAGATTTACCTTAAACTGTATTGGAATGCTGTCAAGGCTGACGATCTTCCTGATCCTATACGTTTTGATGTGTTTGATGCTGCTGTCAATAGCGGTGTCTCACAAGCCTCTAAATGGCTTCAGAGAGCCATAGGAGCACAGAATGACGGTGTGATAGGTACAAAGACAATAGAGGCTCTAAAGGCTTCTAATCCGTTCGAGATTAAACTAAAGTTCTTAAGCCAAAGACTATCGTTTATGACTGAACTTCCTACGTGGTCTACCTTCGGTAAAGGATGGGCACGTAGAATTGCTGAAAACATGAAAGGAAACTGAAATGAAAGACTTTATTCTTGAACGTGCTCAGGAAGCCTCTACTTGGCGTGGTATCTGCCTGTTTCTCACAGCCGTAGGTGTACCTATTGCTCCTGAGTTCATGGAAGCTATTGTGTCTGTGGGTCTGTCAGTGACAGGTCTGATCGGTATACTAACCAAAGACTGATACTTCTTAAGCCAATAAAAAAGCCCTCTTTCGAGGGCTTAATTGTTTCTAGAACATTAAACAGAGTGAGATAATTCCTAAGTGGACATAAATCACCTGATGAGGCTCTTCATTCTCAAAGTCTGGTACATCATCAACCTCCTCTACAGCGTAGATTTGGTCTGCTTCAATACCGAAGACTAGGCCAGCTTTGAACTCAAAGTTAATAAGCATATTACTCTTTCTTAATAGTATTAAAATTTGCAACTGATTTACACCATAGAATAAAGACATCATTAGGAAGATCTTTCTTCATCATGTTTAAGTCTTTATGTACAATTTGAATATTGTCTACGCTGTAGCCCTTATCACTATCGATCCTGTCTACAGAAGCTGTTCCATCAAAGAAAATATCAAAGCCAGTAAAAGCGCATTTGTATTGCTGCTCAACAAAAACACTATGAATATCTTCAATTGTCAGATCAAAGGAAATATTCCTAACTTCTGCATTTCTTTTTAATCTACTAAAAACTTTTCCAGGAATACAGCCGTATCCTTTCCAAGCAGGATTGTTTTCACCGCCTTTAGTGCCTTTACGTTTTTTGTTATTGCTGACAGTACGACAAGAATAGCAAGATGTATTCAAAAGGGTCGCCCTTTCGAGCGACCCCTTAGTAGCATACGTCCTTTCTTTAGAACAAGTAGGACAAGCTAAGATGAACATTAGAAAGCTACCTCACAGGCTCCCGCAGTACAGGCAAGCTGTTGAGCGCCTTCTACATTGTCTGTGGCCTCAACAAAAGAATCCCAGTCGATACCAGCAGGCATTTTTTCCATAAGGTTTTCATACTGTTCGCCTGTAATTTCCTCATAAGGAGCTTGGCGATAAGTGCCTAAATCCATGGGCAGATACGATACACCAGTCACCTCATCGAAGTGTTCCCAAGTCCATGCACCAACACGGGGCCACTCATTCTCATTGACCGAGATGGTCACAGAAGGCTTATGCTCACACCAGTGACGCTGGAAGGCCAACCAGAGTTCCAAGTGCTCTGTAGCTGATAGTTCTTCACGCAACTTAGCGCCTTTAGCCACCTTTTGTGGGAAACTGAACACAGTGGTACTATCAGGCTTCATAAAGCAAGGCTCAGACGGGAATCCCTGAGCTTTTAGGAAGTCAGTCAGGGGGTCTTTGTTATCAGAACGAACCCTGCGAATATAAAACTCAGAATGTTGGGGATGGATACCACTAGCAGTTCCCGTGAGTTGAGACACAGTGCCTTCCGGTTTAACACAAGTGATAGCAGCACTAACAGGGATACCCAAAACACCAGCCAATTCAGCGTTAGTAGCAATTGCAACATTCTTCAATTCCTCAAGACGTTTAGGTAGTTCAGGATCAAAGGCATTGTTCAACAAAGGATTGTCCAAGATACCAGTCATAGACACACCCAAGAGACGCTCTTCCTCAGTGTTTGTCTGCCACACCTTACGCAGGTATGGGAAGTTAGTCATTGTCGACTGAAAAGTCCCCAGAATCGTCGCCAAACGCACCTTGGCACGTAATACATCCATAGTATCATCGCTACGCACGATAACAGAAGAAAGATTACAGAATTGATAAGGGCGAAGAATAATCTCAGAGCATGGGTTAGTACCCCATTCCTTATTAAGAACCCTACGACCGTTCTTTTCTGCTTGTAGTTCGGATGCATAACGATTAAAGATCCCTCGCTCACCTGAGTGTGATTCATAAATATTAGACCATTCGCGCATGAACTGACCTACGTCAGGCTTGATCTCATACACGGCTGAATTGTTAGCCAACGCACGTTGACCGTTACCATCCCACCAGTTGCCTGCCTTAGCGTGAGCCATACGGTCATCATTAAGGTCAGACAAAGAGATCATGGCACTACGGCGCACTCCACCAACGACAACAACCTCCCCGATTTTACACAGAATGTCGTGACACTCAATCGTGTGCAGCTTACGGCCCACAGCACCCCTGAACTTCCCAATGACATACTTGAACAGATCGACGAGTGGTTCTGGTCCACTTGCGCGGCCCCCAAAGGTCTTAAGGCGTGTACCGGCAGGACGAACTGCGGATACATCCCACTTCGGGATCTCGCCAGCGTATAGCAAGGCAATAATTTGACGCAAGCTCTTTGCCCAGCCTTCTTTGGAGTCTTTAACGACAACCACAGTATTGCTTTCATACAGCTTTTCAGGAATTTCAGGAAGTTTGTTGACATACTTTTGCTCCACGCTAAAGCCTACACCAGTGCCGCACAAGAGGATATACATAGCCTCATCGAAGGCTTTGACATCATCAATAGGAAGATAAGAACAGTTATAACCAGCGATGTTCTGACGCTCCAGAGCCTCACCAGAGGTCATAATTGAGCGCATGGAGGGCATCACGGACAGGCCATTGATAGCATCAAACAGTTCTTTACGCAGTTCAGGGGTGATCTCATAGTTGTGTTTAGTCTTCAGGTGCTTGGTCATGAAGTCCAGATAGCGATTGCTGGTTTCATCCCAATGTTCACGGCGGTTCTTGTCATCCAGGAAACGAGAATAACGGCTTTTGGCTATATAGGTGGCGTAAGGGGTCATGTGTTTACTCTGCATTTTCAATCATCCTTTTAATACTCATGTGATTACTTTTATTTCCGCCCATTAGGTGTGCAATACGAATGTATCCATATCCCATTTCGTGTAAAACTTGCACAAACTGAGCAGTTTCTTTGTTATATTTCCGACCTCTTTGCCAATGATTAGGGTTTCCAAGTTCATTAAACTCTGGCGGGTTTTCCATAATCATGGCTTTTTCACATTCCAGTGCCTCCTTTTTTGTTAGTCCGTTAGCTTCTATTTTCACAATGTCAGCTAAAATAAATCCTGTTTTATACAGTTCTTCAATCCAAACAACGTGTCTATCTTTTCGTTGGTTTCGTCTTGTATTCCATGCTCTATCATATTGACCTATTCCCACGTACTTAATAGCGTTGTTACGAGGATCGTTATGTGTATAGACATAATACGATTTCTCAGGGGTCATTTATTTCCTTGTTCTAGTTCAATGAGTTTTTCAAGATAGTGGATAGCCTTACGCAAGTCCTCTACGCCTCCCTTGTCTTTCCAACGGGACACGTATTTTACACAGTTACCAGTGAAATAGCAAAGGTTATTTGAGGCAATATAGTCCCAAGGCTGGATTTCTTTGGTACTGTAATGGTTTCCTCCTACCTGCCTAGCAGGGTAGCCGTGTTCTTCCTGAGCCATGATTCTCTCTATGTACTCACTCGTTGACAACATTGACTGTACTTCCATATTTACGCTCCAAGTATTCGATGCTTAAGAACATTTCATCAAAGCTACCATCATTGACCTCATTCATAACCAAAAGGCCACGCCAGTGACGGTTACTCAGTTGATCCATGTACGATTCGTCATGAAGGTAATAACTACCAACCACAATAGCAGTGATAGACTTGCCATCTGCACGTTTTCCATAAGCGACTTGTTTCCCTTGTTGATGCCCAGCAATACAAGACATATGTAGCTTAGAGATAATAGCGGCAGGAGAGGCAGCAGGTCTGCCCATAGCGCCCACAGGCCAGTAGTGATTAAAGCCAACCCCATTAATGAAGACGGGGTGGAGAAACCCATGAACTTCCCAATCATTTTCATATCCTAAATCGTGGGTAGAAATCAACCCTTCTAGGGTAGGATTGTTGTTGACTGCTCGATCAATACGGTTCTCATGGTTACCCAGCGTCATCACCATGCGAGGCTTGTAGATCTTTTCCTTGTTCTTCTTCTGCTTGGCCTGAAGCTCTCGTAGGGGCGCTAGGAGCTTTTGCATAGCCTCCTTAGTCACCTCTACGTCCTTCTTGTAGCGCAAGCCCTCAAAGTACTTAGAACCCTTGATATCGTGGCTTGAGAGGCTAGGCATATCCGCAAAGTCTCCAATGTTCACGATCACATCAGGCAAGTATTCCACAATGGCCTTACCTGCCCAAGTAAGGTGCTTTAAAGGAACACCCGTCTTAACCTGACAATCAGGAATCACTAGAATCTTCATCTTCTTCCTCAGTTGTGGTAAAGAACGGAGCACTAGCTTTATGCTCACCATTATTGTTCAATTCAGGATAGCGTTTGAGCAATTCTTTAAACACTGAACGGTCCAGTTCACGACCAGGAGCAGGGGAAACATCGTGGTCAAACAAGGGACAATCTACAGCATAATAAACCTTAGAGCGAATCTCATAGCCATAAGATGCCTCAATAGTTTTGAGTATGTCCTCAACAATCTGCATCCATGTAGGGCCACTGTAGTCGTTATGCACAGAATGAGAAGTATTAGGATAGTCAGAATCATCGTTGTCGTGGGTGATGCTGAAACTTACTCGGGTATCTTTTTCGTATTTGTAATCGGGATTCATATCTTTACTCCTTTGAATGATGTGAAAATAGTCTTCAAGTTCCATACACTTCCTCCAGTACTTCTTTGACAGCAGGAAACTGCTCATAGATGATAGCACGGGCTTGTTCTGCTACATCACGATGTTCCTTCTGTGTTGCTTTATCGCAACGAATCTCGATATAGTGCAGCCAACTACGCAGTGTTCCGTTCATGTACATACGGCTCATGGTCAATCCCTCTGGCAGCAGTTTACGTGCAACTTCCTTAGCGATACCCTTATCTAACGCACTCTTGTAGATCAATTCTACGTGGTCGATAAGAGCATTCTGAGAATGTTCCCACCAGTATTCAAGATTATGGTCTTTAGTCTCAATACTGTTCTGACGATTCTGATGATCCTGGAGACGTACATCACCAGTCACAAAGTCTGCCACCTTAGCGTAACGCTGAGAGAATTCCTGAAAGGAGAAGCTACGATGACGCAGGATCTGTCGAGCAATATCACGAGTGGTTTCAATCTCCATGCAGACATTGACCATCTCAAACGGACTCCAGTGCTTGTTCTTAACCAAGTACTTGAGAAGTTTTGAAGCCGTCTCCGGTTGATCCTGATTCGTAGGATTGCTGACCCGAGCCATGTACGCTATCCGTTCCTCCGCTCGTGGTGTTACCCAAATCAAACTCACTTGGTTCATATCGCTTACCTTCCTCAATTGCATTCTTCAGTGCTGTCATGATTGCAAAGCGCATCATGGCGTTTGTCTCTTCTGGGGTCATGTCAAAGTTAAAATCAGCAGACCCGTCAGGATTTTCCTTTATCATTTCCACTTTCATGATAGTTCCTTATAAAATATTGAGCATCAACGATTGCCAGTGGCTTACATTGATTCTGTTTGATAAAGACAACTGGTTCATGTGTACCATGTGAGCAGGCTTGATTGTAGAAGTCATAGACAGCAATACGTGCATAGTTCTTACATTCAATCTGCCACGGATAGACCCTACGAGCAGCAGGAGACAACTGTACATCCTCGCCACCAGCGCCCATTGACGTAGACTTAATATCGTCCGGTTCAAGGGCTTCAGCAGCCTCCAAAAGCTTAGTAGCCACCCACTTCTGTAGATTCCTTCCTTTGGCCTTAGCACTGCTAGTCTTCATTGTTTAGTCCTTACAAACTGATGCAACAAAGAACCAAAGGCATCGGTGAATTCTTCATCATGGTTAGTCTTACCCATTGTGAACATGATTGCATGAGTCAGTTCATGGTAGAAGGTTTGCTCAGTCATTTGTTTAGACATACCTGAACGGATCATAATCTCTTGAGTAGAGGGATTACATAAACCGAATTCAGTAATACCTTCTACGTATCGGACTGTCCAGATGAAGCCTGCGAGACTGAAGGTGGTAGCCACATTTGGTTGTGTTCCCGCCTTAGCCATAAGAGGACTCCGTTTTCATTAACTCTTTCCACATCACCATCATACGCTTTAACACAAGCATCGTAGTACTCCTGTTCGGTTTTACAATCTGCAAGAATCTTCTCAGCCTTAACTGGCCCTATTCCTTTGATACCGATGATATTGTCAACACGGTCACCAGTAAGGATCTGACAATAGAAATTATGTAGTCCTTCTTCTTCCGTGATGTAATACTTTTCTTTCTTTACAAAGTTATAATGCCAGCCAGGGACTTGATCGAAATCCTTATCGATGGACACTATCCACTGATTGGCTTTTGTAGCTTCGATTGCGATTTCATCGTCTGCCTCTTGCCCTTCAACAAGTCTTGCTCCGAGTCTTTGTAGATAGTCTCTGAGAGCTTGGTAGTGTTTAGGTCTTGGGGTGTCTTTTCGGTTTCCTTTGTAGGGGGCTGTCTTTGCCACCAAGTGTCGAAAATTCCCCGCTCCTGTGAGGTAGGCTTTGTAGTCATCGCAATTCAACTCCGTGTAAACAATTTCAAAGAGGAGTTCTTTGGCCCTTGCGAAACAAATAGTCTCCTCTTCTTCCTCTGATGCAAATGCGACCCTATACACGATCACATCTGCATCAATGAGAGCTACTTTAGGAAGCTCAGAGGATGTCATCGTCCTCTTCCTTAGCGTCAGGCACGTAGGTCTTAATTTCAGTGACCTTCAGCTTCTGAACGCTAGGAGCCATGCCAAACTTAGCAGACATCTTATGTTTGTAAGAGGTCACCAAAGCTTCGCACTTAGAACCGTTACCAAGAGCGTCAATAGGTACTTCCTGCTGTGCTTTGTCAAGAGGTTTATACTCATACTGGCTCTTAGCCACAATGTAGTTACCCATAGCATCCTTGTACTTGACACGAATACCCAGGCCAGTTAGTTTGGCTACATCTTCATCGGAGAGCATACCGATGGTGCACTCATACTTACTGTTGTCTTCGTTAAAAGCTTTATTGAACTCAGCCATCCATTTAGTCCAGAACAGCTCGCCAGAGATTTTAACAGGTTTCAAATCACTCATTTTGTTTCCTTCACTAGGTTAATAAAATCCTGCTTACCATACTACAGGGTCACTGCCCACCGAACTTCGGTGCTTCCCTTCCGCTACGCAGTTGGGGTGACGGATCAAGCTGACTAATTAAGAAACTTTGGTGGAGTATTATCTCCTAACATCGTCTCTATGTATTCTATAGCAGCTACAAAGATTGTGTGTACTTCTTGTATGTCTATGTTGCTTGTATGCAACACTGAGAAACTATCCTTGTACAAGTCCACCACAATCCTGGCCTCAAAGTCATCCTCAGTGGGTATCTCGCCAACTCTTACCAATTTTATACTCCCCGTCCAAAGGACAACGTAGTTTGTAGTGAATGCCTGCTTCTTTGATAGACTCGACACAGGCTTTACCTGCTTCTTCAGCTATCTCAGGAGAGCATTCAAACTGTATCTCATCATGTACATTTGCTACCAGTTGTATCTTATGAGAAGCACTTTTCATTTTGTTATTAAAAATCACCAGAGCTTTCTTCATCACAATAGCACCAGCACCTTGTAGCAGACTGTTTAACGCTGCGTGTTCCGACCGTACGATAATTTGCCTTCCATCGAGTCCTGGTACATAGCCCGTACTCGCATATTTTGCAACGAGATTACGTAGCCTCTGGAGCGAGGGCGTCCCTTCAAGAAAGGCAGCGATGAGATTAGCCCCCTCTTTCGCCCCACCACCAACAATACTACCGATCTTCGCAGGCCCAGCCCCGTACAGGAACGCATAGATAAAAGTTTTGGCTTGGTCCCTCGTTTGTAGACCGGCGGCTTTCTGGTTACACGAGTGGACATCCGTACCGTCCTTAGATGATCCCTCAACAACTGTTTTGACATAGTTTTCATCCTTCATATAATGAGCAAGCATACGTAACTCAAGACCGCTAGCGTCACAACCAACCAATACGTTTTCATCTTCTACCGTCCAACATTGTCTACATTCAGGGCCATACAGACTACCAGCATTAGGAATCTGTGCCATATTAGGCTTAGAGTGCGTCATACGCCCTGTTACAGCTCCGTTAGTGATTACCTTACCGTGCACTCTACCATCGTTTCCTAGAGCCTCTAACCACGATTCTACCTGAGCGATTCGCTTCTGAAGCAACAGGTACATAGCGATCATCTGAGCTTCAGGAATCTTGACATCCATCAAGACAGTCTCGTCCACAATCGGTTGACCTGTCTCAGTGAACTTCTTAGGCTTCCATCCTAGCTCTTGGAGTTTCTCTCCGATCTGCTTTCGTGACCCAGGATTAAAGACAACAATCTCATCTTTGAGTTGCTTTCCTGTTTTCTCTGAAAATCGTTGTACTGTGACAGCAGGCCACCGCTCTTGCATCTGTTCATATATTCCTGCCATTTTTGTTTTGAGGTCAGTAAGTAACAAGGTTGCATGAGGTACGTCCAGTTTAAATCCATTACGTTCTTGCTGTGCCATGATTGCAGCTACGCTGTGTTCAAGCTCTAGCGAGTCATCAGAGAACTTCTTCTTAGCTAGTTCCTTAACGAGGTAGTGATAAGTCTTCTCAAGCACTTCTACGTCTCGTACACAGTAGTATTCCAGCAGATCAGGAATAGGATTGTCGTAGCATTCATTCGGATACTCTTCTTTCCTGTCCATCATCCACTGCCATACAGCCTTGTAATCAATCTTGCTGATACCTAGCTGCTTTCCGTAGCTTTCCAAGCTGTGTCCGGTCTCTTTCGTTGGCTCTAATAGCCGACTTGCTACTAAGGTGTCGTACACTTTCTTCAACGAGATTCTCGTCTTCCATAATTTGTTCAACAGGTAGAAATCGAATGCGATCCCATTGTGCGCTATCAGGAGTGTAGCCTTGCTTAGATAGTCGTTTAGGCCATTTGGACTTTTCCATACTTTCAGTTCTCCAGTGTCAAGGTTTTTGGTTACGCACAAATGGATCGTATCGTGTGCCAGATTCGTCTCGATGTCCAGAGCGATTCTCATACTTTTCTTTCAGTTCTTCGTATTGGTGAATCAAGGTTTGGTACTTAGATTGTAGATCATAATACTTGTCTTCAAGATCCATCAGATACCCTACAAGTTGGTCAGCATCCATCATGATTGTACCGCCATGTAAAGCCCTACATTTCCAAGGGAATAGCCAACAAAGGCAATTGAATGTCCAGTGTCGCCTTTAAGCCACAAGTCAACAGCTACTACGGCATACACAAC